TTCTAAATTTGAGGAGCCATCTACCCTTTTAATTTCAACTTTATCTCCAGTAATAATATTTCCTTTGATTCCTGTTATCGAAAATCGTTTTCTTGTCGTATTTACATCAGAAGGCACAAGAGTTCCATTAAGCGAATGTTCCATAGAAGTTCGCTTAAATTCAATAAACCCTCCACTACCTAAATAGGTGGGCATCTATCTAGGCAGCAATTACAGCAGTTGGAGCAGAAGCAGCCTCAAAGGAAACTTCAGCAGATAAAACTTCACCTTGACTACTTGTCATGGCAATACTTGTCAAAATGACAGTCATAGTCGTGACTTTTTCAGTACCTGAATGGTCTGTAATACCTAAACTAAGTTCTACTTGGTCTGAAGCACTTGTAGCGTCTGTACCTGTTTTAACTAATTTAGCCATCAATGCAGATGCTTGGGTGTGGGTAGAAGTTGCACCTGCTGCGGAATACCAAGAAATTGAAGCAGAGCCAGAAATACTGCGAGTTCCACCTACAAGCTGTCTATCACGATCACCTAATGTTGTGACATCTAGGGTTTCTTATGATGCAGTAAAACTCCATGTCGTTACAGTCGCAACCTCGACTGAACCGACTTTCATTTTGCCATCACCGCCTGAATAGTAGCCCACGACAATCTTTAAATTAAACAGTCATTATATTCTAAGGCGAATCGAGGCAAGCAACAAATTTACATTCAACATTGCTACGTCCAGGATAGACACTTGTCACCTCTGGAGGGCCATCATATCGCCATTTTAACTCTGTTCTTTCAATAAAATATGACTGCATTTGACTAGAAGCTCCTTCAATAACTCCAGTTCCATTAAAAGTTACGTTGTCCCAAATTGAATTTATATCTTCATAATTTTCCAAAATTGCAGCAGCATCTGAATCTGCAATATTATTAAATCCCAATGTCAAAGTTGAATTATATCTATATTTTCCATATCGAATAATAGTTTTCACGCCATTCAATGCTTGAAATTCATTTTGAGGATATTCACCTGGCGAATAACTTCTGGTTGAAGGAACTAAATTAGTAGGTCGAAAGGTAGTTGCCATTAGAGTGTGTTTACGTCAGGGAAACGAGTATCAAAGTAACTACTAGAAGGATCTGTGTACCGTAGAACGCTCATGTAACCATCTTCATCGAATGGAACATGACTTGCTGCAATTTTAATAAAACCCTCCTCTCCATGAGTAATTGATTCAATCTTATATAACCGATCTTCAGTTGTATCATCAAGCACTGTAAATAAAGTACCTCTTAAAGTGTTTGGAGCTTTTCCATTCCCTGCAAAAGTAAAAGTATCCTTCTGAACACCATTCGTTGAACCTGGCTTCCAGAAATAAACAGTTTGAGGACCACTTATTGTTTCTCGACTAACAATATTTCCATCAGCATCAACACTTCCATTTTTAAATCGACTTGTATGAGTCATTTCAGTCATTACTCGTATGTAATCCCCAGCCATTAAATTCAAGACGGAAATTGGTGTTGTTTCAAACGTGATGCCATGATCAACGTCTTTCCTTGTGGCTAATGCAAATGCAGCAAATTTCTTTGCATGATCTTCACTAACACACCATCCACTCATATCAAACACCTCTTCAGGTAATGCTTCTGCTGCTTGTAAGAAAGCATTATTTCCTTGTCCTGGCTTTCTATATGCAAAGGTTTTTGCTTTAGTCTCTGGGAACCCATCTTTTACATCTTGTCTATACAAGACAGTTGCTTTAAACATTCTTCTTTCTTCTGGAGTTAAAAAAGTAACTTGCAAATCTTTCATATTTCCATCAGTGAATAATCCTTCTACTTCACTTTCCATCTGAGATCTGGTGATGTTGTACCTTATGAAGCCATTACTATCTGTCGGCACACCTGGCCTTAAACTAAATTGTCCACCAACAACAGCGAAATCCAAGAAACAAAAACCAGCATTTTCAAAAATAAACTCCCTTAAATTTAATTCTTTATCAATAACACCATTCCATCTAAATTGATTACTTTTGCAATATTTTGCACCCTCTTGCATAGCCTCTACCTTTACTGCTTTTATACCTGCTATATCACCAGCTCCATAATCAGTATTAGTTAATAAATCATAAATTATTTCAACAATATTATCGGTTGATTCAAACTTACTACTTTTTCCTGTTGTAGAGCTAATGCTCGTACTTGTCCCATTATCATCAATTAATCGTTGGACTTTTATACCTTCTTCTATAAAACAAGAGAGAGAAGTAAGTTGATTAAAGTTTGCAGTTGCCCCAATTCTTAATCCTCCAATTGCAAGTTTTTCGTAATTAATAAGTGCATTAGAACTACTTGTACCTTCATGTATTATTTCGTTCACATGAGTTATTTCATGTTCAGGCCCATTGCTATGACTGGATGCTTCCGTGTCATACATAAAATAATCGGCTATAGCATTATTAGGGTTTGTATCTCTTTGATCATAAAAATATGTTGTATGAGAAGGATTATTTGAATAATCTGTTCCTGAATCATTATCAAATTCTTCATCAGGGTCTACATAAGGAGTACCTGCCTCTAAGGTAAAAGTTACATGTGGGTCAACATTATTAGCTAATTTAACTTTATCACCTGTGAAATAACCTGAGCCTGAGTAACCATCTCTTTTTGCGTAAGTTACACGACCAACACTTTGACCATTGGAATTTACCCAATTAGTTGAAGTTCTCGTGATTTCAAAGTCAGAACCAGCAGCATTTCCTTGGTTAACTACTCCAAAATTTTGAACAACAGGGGTAGGAAGATTTCTATCCTGTCTCTGTACTGAAATTGCATAATAATTGGTGTTAACACCATTAGTTACTTTGTTGTACCTCCAATCATGCCCACTACCTAAAGAACTTGGATTCCTACCTATTTTAAAACGATGCCATACACCAGTTGGGCCATTATTATCTTGCTCTTCTATTGCTACAGACCAATTTTCAACTTGTGAATAATTTCCTTTCTCTGCGAAATAGACAGGATTGCTACCAGAAGGGATAAGTGTACCTCCAAAATAAAATACCCATCGCACCTGCCCACCACCTATATCAGTTTCGGTTAATACAACACCATGATAATGACTGAAATATGAATTACTTCCAGCACCATAACTAGGAGTGCCTTTAAAGTTTCTTATGCTAGGGCTTGGAGTTCCTGGTCTTCCCCAGTTTTTATATTGGTTTCCTGGGCCAGTACCCCAATAAACATAATCATTCAAATGGGAATCAGTACCAGCCCTATTCCAAGGCTCACCAGTTCCACCATTTCTAGCTCTATTTATAGCAGGTGTTATTACAGCAGGATCAAATTCTGTCTGCACCCAACTAAATGGAGGTGCTGTCCAAACTGAACTATGTGGATTGAGTGTAGGAGTAAAACTGCTGACAGAATCACTACCATCACCTATTGGATTACCTTCTGAATCATAACCAGTACCTAATCCTCCTCTAACCCATTCAATGTTATTAGTAAATCCATTTCCGTTGTCTATCTTATTTGTATCTGGAAGGGTTCCAATTTCAGCATGAAAATAAGCATAAGCTGTAACTGCTATCTGATTTGAATCATTCCTTAAATTAAACGGATGAGTCCGTAAAGCTGCTCCATAACTTAAAATATAAACGTCTCTAGGATAATGATTTAAAACAACATTTCCAGGTACAGGCAAGAAACGATATTCAAGTGGTTTTGCGTTTAAATGTTTTATATTAACAGTGTTATATTGAGGTTGATTTGTAGAACCTCTTACACAAAAAACCTTGTCACTAGCATCAGTCCAACCAGTTTCAGTATTTAATATTTTTACTTGTAATTTAAAGAAACTTAAACGATTAACATATTTACTAACTGATCCAAGAGTAATATTACCGCCATCTTTTTCATAACTAACAATTCTTTCTCGACTAGGACATTCGTTCAGATTTTGATTACCGCTAATTTGTCTCCATACAATACTTTTGATGCCTATTTGTGTCTCATCACACTCTTTAGTATTTGAAAAAGTACCAATTTCACATTTTTGAACGACTAAGGATTCATAAGGCATAAAAGCATCAGTTTCATTTGAAAAATTCATCCAGCCATCTTCATCTGTTTTCATCTTGTATCTCTTGCCTTGATATTGTCCGTTTTCATTTACAAAAGGAGTCCAAATATTTGCATCTGTTTCTTGGTAAACCGTTGCTAAGGCCGAACCAACCATATATTGCTGACCTAAAGCCATGCTGGTATCAACTTCTTCTCTTGTTGAATCAGCAACAGCTTTTGCATCTGCACTACCCCAAGGTGAAAATTTATTCCATCTTTTTGCACGATCTGCCTCTATTGCTTCACCTTGATCAATCCAAGCTTGTTCATTGTCTTTTTTTTCAATAACTAAATCAAAATCAGTCCCCTTATATAGCCATCTGTGCATAGAGTCGTTGTAAATAGAATGTTTTAAACAGACATATCTTGGGAAAAAATGAACCATTTTTTGACGCTTTATTTCTAAATCATCTCCGACTTGGCTACTTATTCCTTTTGGAAACATTAATAATTCCCAATTGATTTTATAAGCACTTCCATTTGGCATTGGAGCAAAAAGTCCAAATTTTGAATTAGAAGCAGGAGTCTTTGCACTTGAAAAACTTGGTTGCCATGTCCAATGACCATTACCATCTAAAACCTTGACCATGAAAGGATCATTCTCGTCATATTCTTTACTGCCACGACTTACATGTGTCGTACTAGAAGCTTCTCCTCCATGACGATCAGAGCCTTTCAGACGATTCGATTGATTAAGGTTTGGTTGTTGCGTTGTGGCTTGCATCCTTGTATTTGCACGACCACCTTTAGTAAAAAAAAGTTTATATTTTGATAATGGAAAATTATCTAAGAAAGTTTCACCTAAAGCAAAAGTTTTTAATAATGGATGCTGACCTAATTCGCCATGAGAGAACAAACAAATAACATTAATTTCTTGACCATATTGTTTATCACGAATTTGCGACCAGAGCAACTGACTTGAAGTTCTTACACCATTAGGATACCTTGCATAAACCAAAGGAATAAAAGAGCCTAAAACCGCCAAATCCTGTAAAGATTCAAATCCACTAACAGGATTAAACCTACTTCTGCCTTGAACACCACCTATCTGTAAGTTTGGGCCAGCTTTAGGTTGTTTAGGCTTAGGAGTAAGTAAATAAAGAGCAGCAGAAATTGCAACACTAACTGCAACTTTTACAAAAAGAGCTTTCCATGTCAAAACACCAAAAGTTGCTGGCTCACATCTAATGTCTGGAATTAATTCGTAACCTTTTCTTGAATCTTTATGATATTTAAAAGTTAAATCTAAAAATTCTAAATATTCTTTATCACTTATTCCAAGTGCATTACATAGTTCTATTTCGTAGGGTAATAAAGTTCTAAAACCTCCAAACAAGTTAGAGGACTCCATCGAACTGTCGTCTTTACGAATGATAGCCAACCGCCTTTCCAGTAAACAGCCATACCATAGCCTTTTTCTGCTTTACACAGAGCTACAACACCAATATTAGCGGTTGTTGTCTGTCTTCCCCACCTTTTTAATTCATCACGAAACACCTCATAATCTTTTTTTCTTAAACGCCTATACCAAGACCTTGGTGGCTCAGGACTTTCAATGCCATAATTTTTCAAAACTTCTCTAGCAAGACTTAGGCAATCTGCTGCTTTATGCTTATCAGGTGTGGCTCCTAAACGATAAGGTAAACCCAAAAGCAATTCAGTTTTCATTTCGTTCTTATATTTCCTGTGACTGGCAAATGACCAACTAATGAACTTGTTAAAAATCTTCCAATATTTCCACCAACAGCATCAACTCCTGTAGAAAGCATTATCTCTATATTTGTTAAGTCATATCCCATTGAAGTAACAGTCCAACAATCAGTTGAAATCGTATCTTCAACAGTCGTAAACGCTGTATTCATTTTGCAAATATGAACATAAACACACCAGCCGTTCTCAACAGCGTCATGTGCATAATTCATAGATAACTTATTAGGAGCCGTATTTCCATCTCTTAACGTACTTGTATTTGATAAAACCAAAGAAGCTTCAAGGTTGTCTCCAGTTTTGGTCTGTGTTGCACCTGAATAAAGAAAACTTAGATATTTATAAACACCAGTTCCAAAGGCAGGACTATTAAAAGAAATCCCAGCCGTGGTTGGCTCTGAGTTCTGAAACCTTTCTTCTATAGAATTTGTTTTTGGATCATAAAGATCAATAAAAGCAGCTATTGGAACTAAACTTGACATTAGATTCCTATCCGTGATCTAGCAGAACGACTATTTTGTAATGATCTCATCGTAGATGTTTCTCCCATCGAAGCACCTCTTTTTGCAGCCGCATTAATAATGCCACCTACAGCAGATCTTGGTACATATTCATCACCGTTAAAGTTTAATGTTGGCCCTGTGTAATTCACGGTTGTTGCACCACCGCCACCGCCTTGCATCGCAACCCCAAGTCTTCCACCCCTTCCTCTTTGCAGGGGTAATATTGCTTCAGGCCCCGATTCTCCCATGATCCCTAGTTGTGAACCGCCATATTTGAACATGGTTGCTCTATTTACAACACCGCCTTTTCTATAAGGAACAATTCCATTTTGAGCAAATGCTTTACCTTTAGCCGCAATAGTATTAACAGTTGCTCCAGGTATCTCATCTAGTGTCGTTGTACCACCACCTAAACCACCAGATAAACTGTTAGTTAATGCACCTCTAAAAATATTCCATAATGGTTGAGTGATTGTCTCTCTAATCATCAATTTCGCAAAATCAGCAAGAATACTTCTTACTAAATCTTTAACTGCAAGTTTTCCTGTTTGAACAAAGTTTAAAATTGCATCTTCTAATTTTACAAATCCATTTACAACTACTTGTTCAAGTGCATTATCGAAATTCTCTAATTCTTCTTGGAAAGTAGCAAAAGGTGATTTAGCATCTTTTCCACCACCACCTTTAGTAAAGCCTTTAAATTTCGCTTTATCTCCAAACATTGTTTCCCATAATTCTTCAATATCAATTGCTGCTCCATTTGCAGCACGTTTTGCATCTTCAATCAACGTAATAAAATCACTTATTTCTTCCGCCCTTAAATCACCAAATGTTATTTCTGAAGATGGCCCTCCTGTTAGTTGCTGGTTCCTACTCATTCCCAAGCTTTCGTCAATAGCTTTTAATTTTCCAAGATTTCCACTTGCACCAGCCTTCCGTGCTTCCTCAATTTTTTCTAACCCTTCTCTGAGTTCTCCAAGTTTTTTATCGGCTGCTTCCATCGAATTAGTACCATCTAAAACGCCATTAGCAAAACTCTTTAATTCTCGTTGCGCTCTCGTATAAGCAAAACCAACAGCAGTAACAGCAGCAGCAATCCTAAACAAAGGACTATTTAACATAGTGATATTTAATGCGACCCATGCGTGTTTCAACTTCGCAACTACTCTTAACAAAGCAAATTTAGAGAATGAAAGAAGTTGTATAGCTCCTATCACTTTGCCTGCTACAGCAGCACTTGCAAAAGTAACTAATAAATCACCCCAATCTTGGAAAAATCTAATAGTTTTTTTCAGTGCTTCTACCAGACCTAGCAATACTTGACCTGTGTTCTTAGCAAATTCGATTATCGCTGGTAAGGCATCACGAACCAACCGAGCCGCAAGTACCTGCAACTCAGCACCAACAGGTTTTAAAGAATTACCTACTTCTAGCTTTATTTTCCTAAACATAATTTGCATCCTTGCCCCTGCTTCTTCTGAACTTCCTGCAATTTCAAGAGCAACAGGCAAAAACTCTTTACCTAAACTTGCAACAAACTTAGTTAACATATCTAAGCCAACTGTTCCTTCTTTTAAACGCTTTTGTAAGTCTTCAGCATTGAGTTTATTAGCCTCCGCAAACTTAACCACAGCCGCTGGGAATCTCTCGCCGAGCTGCCCAGAAAGCTCTTCAGCACTGACTTTTCCCTTACTGAAGATTTGAACCATCGCTGTTATTGCAGCCTTAACATCTTCACCACTACCAGCAGTACCTTTGATAGCAGAAGTAATACTTATAAAGGCTTCCGCTGCATTATCAATATTTCCACCTGCTCCAACAACCGCAGCACTTAATCTTGTCATTCCTTTTATTGCTATTTCTTGTGGAACATTCAACTTTTCAATAGCAAACTGAGCAGTTTCCATTGCTTTTGCATAACTAGCATCAGATAAGCCAGGAATTACATTCTTATCTTCGTCTTTTACTTCGGTGGCTTTTCTTAGGGCTATCTGAGATTTTGCTATGTCAGAGGCATAAGTAGCAGAACCACCAATAAATTCACTAATAGGACGACCAACTTGCGCTCCAACCAGACCTCCAGTTGCTGCACCACTTCGTCCTCCAAACATTTGACCAATCCCAGCACCAAGCGCACCAAACGGCCCACCAAAATAAGCACCACCTAAAACAGATTGTCCAAACCCTAAAAGTCCTTTTGCGGCAAAACCTTTACTCCTTCCCTGTAATTTAGCTAGAGATTTATTAGTCCGATCAATATCTTTTGTTAACCGTTTAAATGCACCACTGCTTGGAGCGACACTATTCCTTAACCTATCAAGTGCAGCTCGTTGCTCATTTAATTTATCAATACTTTTATTAGAAACAGCAGTCTTTAGTTTTATTGATTTTCTTAAGTCATCAACTGACTTAGAAGTGTTTTTCATTCCTTTTGATATTTTTCTTGTATCAAATTTTTGCCCTGTCACTCCTGCCATTGTTTCTTCTAAAGTCGGCTGACCAGGAGGAAGTAACTTTTGATTAACATTTGGATTAACTGCCTTTGCTATCTCTTCTCTTCTTTTCTTTAAAGCTTGATTACCTTCCTCTATAGTCCGATTTAACTCATCTTGTTTTCTCTCGATTTTTAAAGTTGTATCTACCCATTCCTTAGAACCTCTTGTTAAATCAGGTAAAAGTTCTTTTAAATTACCTATTTCTGCTGCTAAACCTCTATCTGTTCTTGGATAAGCAAGATCTTTGCCTAATCCCATTGGATCTTTTCTACTTAAAATACCCTCACCCATACCACCTCTAATTATCGAAGCTAAATTTCCTGGCAAGATATTTTTACCCTCAGACCATGCCCCAAAAGAAGGGAATCTTGCAGAGACATCAGTTCTGTCTAATTGAGTACCTTTTAAATACGGCCTTTTTTGATCTGCCTGTTCTGCCATCATGGCCTTCATTGTTGGACTACGCCACGCAGGAATTAGCCCCCCAAGTATTGTTTGAAATAATTGCGCCCCTTGCATCTTTGATTGGAATTCTCTTGTCGCTGGCCCTGTACCTTTACGCCCGAAATAAGTCCCTGTCCCTTGAGCAGAATCTAAAATACCACCAGTAACAGCTTTTTCTTGTTGGTATAAATATGATTTAGCCCTAGATTGTTGCTGAGATATTTGCTCGTCTCTAGCTAAAGTTACAGCCCTAATATTTGCTAATTGATTTTTGGCAACAGCATCTTGAGCAGAAAGTATTCGTGTCTGAACTCCCTCTTCAGCATTGATTTTTGTTAATACATCTGCATAAGCTTTGGACTTTATATCTAAATCTCCTCGAATATTTAATGCTTCTCTTTGTACTTTATTTAATTTGCCTTGTTGTAAAAGATCTTTTTGCTGAAATGTATGTCTACCTTTTCCTAAACCATCTTTTGCTTCACCTTTTAAAAATTTAGCATTGGATTCCTCTATCATCTTCTTGAACGCCAGCGAACTTCCTGCTAAATCACCCCTGCTATAAGTACCGTCTTTGGAAGGACTAAACTCAGTTAAAAACTTTTTTTGTTGCTCAGTAATATTTTCAAAAGTCCTTGTTACAAGCAAAGCCTGTAAAGAGGCCATTCGACTAGCAAAATCAGAAGAAGTACCACTTTTCCAATTCTTATCAAGTTTCGATCCTAATAAATCTTGATCTCCAAAACCAGGGCTACGTCTACCACGCCTTGGAGTACCACCTTTATCTAACTCTCTTTCTATCCCCAGTCTTCTTTCTAATTCCCTATTTAATTTGACAATATCATTAGTTAAAGACTTATAGGCTGTACCTTGAAATCCAGTTTGCGCTCTTAACTTCTGAAAAGCATCAATTTGACCTTTTATACCTAGTGTGCTTTTTTTGGTTGCTTCACCAAACTTCGATATTTCTATCTGTAACTTACTAATACTTCCCTCAGATATTTTCGACTGCGAACTAACCTGTTTTAACTCCTTCTTTAAGAACTCAAGGTTGCCTAATCCTTCTTGTTTTATACGAACAATAAGTTCTTGTACGCTGCCTTTAGCCATTACTTAGAGTCCTTGTTGATTTCTTTTAATGCTGCTGCTTCCATAATTTTCAGTCCTTCGAGCATCGCAACACGATTATCTACATTGTATAGGTCAAACAAACCTCCCGCACACAATAAAACTTCATATTTCAAACCAACGTAACCACTCATGGAAACAGCCCATTGAGTTTGCATTCTTAAAAACATTACTACTATCTCCCAATTCTGTTCCCATACAATACAACCATCTTCTTTATCTTTAGGCTTCTCAGGTAGTTTGATGCCAAATATTTTGGCATCTTCGTCTACCTGATTATCAATCACACTGCCTCCAGAAACCCAATATAAAGCAGCGTCAGTTAGTTTTTTTCGTCAGCCGTCGCATAGAAATCTTGGAACGCCTTAATCACACCATTATTAAAATCAACATCTTCAGAAAAATCTTTCAAATTTTTATTAGAGAAAGGAACCTCTTTTCCATTTTCATCAAGAATTTCTGACCAACCAACAACAATTTTTTGCAATGCCTCAAAATCTTCATTTTGAGTAAAATCATTCAACTCTTTTTTAGCTAACCTTTTGAACTTAATTGTAAATTTTTGAATCTCAAAATCACCAGCAATTTCTTCAGAAGGTTTTCTTACTTCAACAGGCCAAGGATAAGCGTCAACTTTCTTTTTAATAAAACTCATTTGATAAGAAATAGAGATACCTTGCTACTTTAACCATAAAAAAAGGAGGCGTAAGCCCCCTTTTAATCAAATCAACGCTGATTTACTTGTATTGAAGCTCAAATTCATCATTTCCAGCAGTTGTTGGACATGCAGTAAATGGAATATCAGCCATTACGATGCCATTCAAC